AACTGCATCGCCGCGCTGCAACGCATGGCGGTGCTGACGGAAAACAACATGCAGTGCCCCATGTCCCGCGAGGCCGCAAGAGGAAGGAAATAGCATGAGTGAACGCATGGAATTCAAGCTGCAGAGGCTCACTCTGCGGGAAAAGCGCGAGCGTCTTGAGGCAAGGGCTAGGGACAACCTCGCAAAAATGCGGAAAATACTGAACCCGGCCATACCCATGACCGAAATTCAGGAGTTGGATGCCATAGATGTCATGGCGATACTTGCCCAGCAGATCATGGAGCTGCGCGACATAGAAAAGCGGATAGAAATCCTGAATTCCGAACTGGAGGGCTGACCGTGGGCTGGGAGCATGAGCCGGACACCGTGTGGCGGGCGCAGGAACTGTACTGCGCCGAACGGCTTTCCTATGCCCGCGTTGCCGAGCTGACGGGCGTTTCGGCCACCACGCTCAAGGCGTGGGGGCAGAAGTTCAAGTGGGCCAAGCGGCGCGAGGAACTGGCGCAGGCGGAGAGCGAGATCCGCTTCAACACCGTCATGGGGCGCAAGGCCATTCTGGAACGCCTGCTGGAAGCCGGTGACGGCAAGGAGGCGGCGCAGGCGGCCTTCGCCGTGGCATCCCTTGAGAATCTGGCCCTGAAACGGGCCGAGCTTGCTGCCTCCGGCAAGATTCCCTCCTATGCCGAGCCTGCGGCCCGGCCCGTGATTTCCACGCGGGTGGACGCGGTTGCGGCGCTGAAGCAGGCCATTGAAGGCAAGCTGGGCCTCGCCCTTGCCGACCCCGGCAAGATCACGGCGGCGACCGTGCAGGACATCAAGCGCTGCCTTGAGCTTCTGGGCGAACTGGAGGCCGGGCTTCCCAAGGACGAGGCCGGGGAACAGGAGCGCAAGCGCGGCCTGTCGAGCGACATGGCGCAGCATATCTACAAGGCTCTGGGCATTGCGGAGGGCGGCGCGTAATGGAAGGCGCGGCGGACATCTTCCTGCCATACCAGCGCCGCTGGATGGCGGACGCGGCCCGCGTGCGCGTGTGGGAGAAATCGCGCCGCATCGGCGCATCCTACTGCGAGGCGTTCCTTTCCGTGCTGGAGGCGTCCAAGAGCCGCGAAGCGGGCGGGCAGGACACGTTCTACCTTTCCTACAACAAGGAAATGACGCAGACCTTCATCCGCGACTGCGCGTTCTGGGCCAAGGCGCTCGACGTGCTGGCGCAGGACATGGAGGAGATCGTGCTGCGCGACGCGGACCGGGACATCACGGTGTACCGCATCCGCTTCGCCTCCGGCTTCAGCGTGTGGGGCACTGCATGTTGTTTTCCGTCAGCACCGCCATGCGTTGCAGCGCGGCGATGCAGTTTGTGATGACGTCGGAAAGGTCTTTCGCCATGCGCTCGTAGTTCTTCACCAGTTCCACATTGTCCCGGTAATACTGGTCCGTCTCCCGCTGGTTTTCGCCCAGTTCCTTGATCATCTTCAGGGAATCCTCCCTGTAGGCGGCCAGAATGCGGGAGGTCTCCTCCCTGTGCGCCTGTATGATCTCGTCGGATCGTTTGGTGCGAAGGTGTTCAAAGAACAGCATGGCGATGATGACGAGCGCCGGGCCGGAAAGGGCCAGCGTGAGCAGCCCCGGCACGCCAAGCTGCGACAGGACGGCGGCGATGTTCTGCGCCGCCGCCACAAGGGCTTCAAGTTGGGTCGAATCCATTATTCGTTGCCTCCTGAAAGTTGAGCCTCGTAACAGTTCAGGGCGTCTTCAAGGCCCGCCACATACGCCCGGATGCGGGCGTCGCGCACGCGCAGCAGGGTGTAGCCGTCACGGCTTTCAAGGAACGCCCCCTTCAGGGGGGGCAGTTCCGGCTTGGCGGGCCGGGCGCACCGGGCCACGGACACGACCACGGGCGCTGGGGGCGGGGTTGGCGCGGGTCTGGCGCAGGCGCTACAAAGGGCGGTCAAGAGCATCAGTAAGGGCACGGCGCGTCGCATTGTCCGGCACTCCTTTTTCTTCTTTCGGGGTCATGTCGCGCAGGGTTGCTTCTTCCAGCAGGGCCTTCCATGCGTCGGCATCCGCGCGCGCCGCCGCCTCGCGATCAAGGCAGGACTGCGCCTGCGCCTCAAGGGCGGCCTCGCCCTTTTGGGCCTGTTCGGCAAGGGCCTGCCAGCGGCCTGCCGTCTCCTTCCATTCCTTGAGGTCGGATTCCAGCGAGGCGCACACGGCATCCGCTTTTTGCAGGCGCACATACTGTACAGCGAACGTGCCCCCATACACGACGATGGCCGCAAGCAGAATCACTGCGGTTTTCATGCGTTTTCCTCCGGGTCAGCATGGATGCCCCGTTCAAAGTACAGTTGCCCGGCCTTGGCGGTCTGGCTGCCCACGAGCAGCGTGACATCCTGCCAGTCCAGATGGATGAAGTGCCCTTCCTTGAAGCAGCCCCATACCCACATGGAAAGTACCACGACGCAGACGCACATGGTCACGATTCGCTGGCACGACCAGCCGCCGTCAAGGCAGCGCAGGCTGTCGAGTATGCCGACCTTCATCGCAGGCTCTCCGGGTATCGGCCCGTGGCGATCATGGAACAGACGGCGCGGGCGCGGCGTCCCGTCTGACGGTACCAGTTGGATAGCTTCAGGTTTTCGGCGGCGCGGGCGTATTCCCCCCGATCAATCATGGGCAGGGTCGCATGAAAACCCAGCAGGCCGCTCCCCTTGATGCCTCGCGACTTGTTCGGGGCACGGCCCACGCCCATGTTGTAGCCCATGTCCAGCAGGGCGTCGGCCCGCACATTGTCTCCCTTGTCCCGCAGGGCGGCGTACACCGGGCAGCGTTGCAGCATGTCCGCGTGGGTCTGCTGCAATTCCCAGAGCATGGCTTCCTCCGCCTGCTCCTTGGTCCACCTCATGTCGCTGTCACGCAGGGTGTGGAGCAATTCCGCGCCGCGTAGCCTGCCGGATTGGACAAGACCGCGCGTGTACTCAAAGGGGATGAAGCGCGGGTGCGCCTCAAGGTTGGTCCCGTAGCCGATGGTGCAGCAGCCTGCCGGGCAAAGGTACGGAATCAGGTACAGCCCCTCGAACTCGCGCAGGAGCGCCAGATATTCGCGTGAAAATTCGTATTGCATGGTCCCTCCTTGACGTATTCCCCGCCCGCCGCAAGCCGTTCGGCGGGCGGGGGCCTGGAGAAACGAACCGGCGAAACGAAACGGCCCGTCCCGGCAATCATGCCGAAACGGGCCGTACCTTGCCCGGAAGGGGTGCGCCCTGTGCAAACTTTATTCGTCGAAGTCCCTGCATATTTCCCGGACTTCATCCACGCGGATGCGGACCGGGTTCTCCTTGAGCCGCACCAGCTTCCCCTCCGCGACGAGGTTGTACACGGTGCGCTCCGACACGTTCAGGCAGTACGCGGCCTGCTTCACGGTCAGCAGATTGCGCCGCGCCAGCATTTCCTGCGGGGTCAGCGTGAACGGCTCCTCTCGCGGGACATCCCTGTAACGGATCGGCAGGGGAACGGGAAAGCCCGCAGGCCGCTTGAGGATGCAGCGCTTGCCGCAGCCGACGCACAGGAATTCATCGTCGCGCACGAACCAGTGAGGCTTGTTCCGGCTCCCCTTGGCGGCGTGCGTGCAGCCCAGCCTGTCATAGACGGCCTGCACGGGGGCGGCGTCATACAGCCGCCAGCCGTCCTTTGTCAGCGAAACGATGTCTTGTATGAGGGTTTTCATACGTCACCTCCCCGGAAACAACCTTGAATACAGTTCCCGCGCCTCGCGTTCCGTCTGGACGCGGCAGTCGCCGCAGCCACGGCGGTCAAGGCGGCGGCAGTTGCCGCAGCGGATTTCCTGCAATGCCTCCACGGTCTGCTCCCGCGTCAGTCCCGGCGCTGCCGGGGTCGGAGCCAGCGGCGTCCCGTGCAGGGCGGCGCGGATTTTCTCGGCCTGCGCCTCCGACTTGCCCGGATAGCGGCCCGACAGCACAAGGTACACCGTGGCCCGCTTGAGTTCAGGATGTGCGCGGCAGAAGGCGTATATCGTTGAATAGCGTTCAAGAACCTGCTCCCGCAGTGTCGCGGGGGCGTTCACCGCGCCTCGCTCCCCGCCGCCTCATTCTTGCGGTCAAAAGCCTTTTCGCGTCGCTGCAGGTCGGAAAGCAAGGTGCTGATTTGCCTGCCGTCCTTCATCCAGACGAACACCGGCACGCCGAACGCCCGCTTGCAGCGGGTGTCAAGGCTGGACATGGAGTAGCCCAGCTTGCGCCATATCGCCAGAATCTGCCGCTTTTCCCGCGCGTAGGGCATGGAATCCGTAATTTCTATGAAGTCCGGGCGGCCATGAGGCGTGATGCGCGTGTTCCGGCTCTTGGCGGGCGCTGTATATGTCACGCCGTATTGTTCCGCGAAAAGATGCACCAGCCGCGTCAGCTGGTGGATGTTCATGTCCTTCCGGCTCTCCACGCCGAACTCGCTCCGCAGCAGGTCGCGGAACGCCTCCTCATCCATGTTCGGAAGCTGCTTGCGGGCGACTTCGGACTTCCGATACAGTCCCAAGCGCATTTTCTTATTTTCCACGGTGCCGCTCCTTGCGAACGATAATATCTTCCACGGGCACGAACTGACGCTTTCCATCCAAGGTCACGTTGACCATCCAGCGGCCCCCATAGTCCAGTATCGGCTCGGTGTTGGTCCACGTCCCTTCGTAAAAGCCGTCAGGGCGCTTGGCAGACACGCGGGAGGGAAAGGGAATTTCCGGGGCGGACGCGGGCGTTTCCAAGCCGCACAGGGCCGTCTGCGCCGTGAATCGGGCTATGCCTGCGGCGTCGAAGAAACGCGGCTTTCCGTCCGGCGCGTCCACCCAGCGCCGGGCCTGCCGGACGCGGTAGAAGCCTTCCGGCCCGCCGTGCAGCGGGGCCGGGGAAAGCTCCAGCTTGCGCCAGTCGTTGGCGAGTCTTCGAGCCTTACGAATGGCGACAGCAATTTCGTTGACCGGCTGCTTGCGCAACCAGTTGCTGTCGTCATCCGTAGCTTCCTGCGTCGCAACGGCTGACGCCACGCGCCTTGTGCCGATTCTGACACTGATGGAGCCGCAGAATTTTCTCTTTTCGTCCGCCATGCCTTCATCCGTGCTTGACGCGGTCCCGTTCCTCGGCCCGCTTGGCGTTGTTGAAGCGGTCGAGCGTGCCCACGAGGTATCCCGTGATGCGGCGTATCCGCTGAAATTTCACGCCGTAGCCCACCATGCCCTCCGCCTTGTGGTTGGCCTTTCTCGCCTGCCACGCCGCCTCTTTTTCGAGGCTGGGCGAGGGCTGGTCATTCCGCGTGCCCATCAGTGCTCCGCCTTGCTGGGCAGGCTCGCCGCCGCGTTCAGGGCGTCGAGCATGACCTTTACCATAGCCTGCGTCTTCGCAAGCTCACGGCGGCCCTGATGGATGAAGCACACGGCTGTATTGTCGCTGTTGTCCTTGATGATCCACGAATGTTCTGACGTGCGCAGAATCGTAAAGCGTTGTATGTTGCTTGCCATGATTGCCTCCTATCCTCCGAACACCGCCTGCAGAAATCCCTTCAGGAATTCCATGCAGCAGCACACGCCAAAAACCGCCAGCAGCCCCAGACCGAACCCGAATCCTGCCTTGAAGCTGGCCCACACGGTTATATTGCAGTCCGTCAGCTTGAACTCGACCCGCGCGTCGGGGCGCTTTTCTTCAGTGTCTTTCATACGTTTTCCCCTATGCCGCAAAGGGCAGCTCACGCTCCAGCCTGTCGGCCATCTCCTCAAGGTCCGCAATCAGCTCAAACGCCTCGGCTCTCGTCATTCTTGCCGCCGCGTTTTGCCCCAGCGAAATCCACCATTTGTTTGCCCAGCACCTTTGGGCGGAGGTATAGCCGCCTGCCGAAGCCGTGAGGCCCCGGCAGACGCCCGGCATGTAGGTACGCGGATTGAGCAGCGCAAGCAGGCCCTCGTCGTTCACGGCCTGCCCCACATGGTGGGCGATATCGCGCCAGAATTGGCCCCACGGTCGTGCGAATCCATCCTGCCAGAATACGCATCCCACGGCGGAAAGGCTGCCCCCGCCGTGTGCCCATGCGCCGAAAGCGCGGTCAGGATGCTCCGGGTCATAGTTGAACCGCGCAGGCTCCCCCCCAGTTCCGCACGAGGCAGTCCTGCAATATGGCGTGCATACCGTCCTGCACTTCCGGCAGGCGGCGGGCGGCATCCTCCAGAATGCAATGGATGAAGGTTACGCGCTTGCCCGTTTCCTCGGCCACATGCGCCTTGTCGCCGCAGCCGCAGAGGACCAGCTTGCCCGCGCCGCGGATGACGCAGTTCTCGAAGAGGGCGGAACTGCCCCAAGTGATGCCCGCAGCCTCGTCTATCAAGCAGAGCGGACAGGCGGACAGGTCCACGATGCTGTCTCGAATTACCCAGTATTGCCCGTCACAGAGGGGCAGGCCGTCGCTCCCTATGGACGACGGCACCGTAATGCGTTTGCGTTCAATGAATCGCGTGTTGCTGGCCATTTTTTCCCCTTTGGCTGCTCGTCAGGCCGGGGCCACCACGCCCCGGCGACGGCCCCGAAGGGCCGTTTCGCTTACGTATCGACTAGTCCTCATCCGGGGCGTGATCGCTGTCTCCGCTCAACCACTGGAGCGCGTCCAAAACGCCCTGCTCATAGCTCATGCCGGGATAGCGCGTGCCCGCATCCACACCTTCCGCAGCCCAGTTTTCCACGCGGGCGATTTCCTCTTCCGTTCTTGTAATGGTCATTTCTGCTGCTCCATTTTCACGGCCTTTTTTGTGTCAGTTTTGACACGTTCTAGCCTTTGATCGCGTCCATGAGCGGCTTGAAAGCCTTGAAGTAGGGCACCGTGCATGCGGGGATTGTAATGGTCTCGCCCGTGCGCGGATTGCGGCCCGTGCGTTCCGCCCGCTGCTTCACGAAGAGCTTGCCAAGGCCCGGCAGGGGCACTTCCCCGCCCTTTTGCAGTTCATCCAAGGTCACGTCGCGGAGGGCTTCAAGGTAGCGCTCCACGCTGGCGATGGATCGTCCGGCTTTCTGGGCCACTGCCTTCTTGAGTTCTGTCTGGGTCATGCTTTTTCCTCCTATGGGATGATGCGCTGATACACGATTTCTTGGCTGTAGCCGTTCTGTATCAGCAGTTTTCTGGCTTGCGCCTTGATCTCGATGCAAATGTCGCTGCGCTGCTGCGGCGTGGCGCTTCCCCATTGCGCCGTGCGCGTCATGCTTTCCAGCCCCGCAGGGCCGGAGGGGCATTGCTTCCGCAACGCCCTCCGGGCGTATTCCAGCGCGTATGCCTCAATCTGCGGCTTTCTGAAGACGGGCCGCGCCATGTCCCCCTCCTATGCGGTCTGCTCCGGCACCGCGTCCCGCTTGATTTCGATGAAGAAGGTGTCGGCGGTCTGGCGCTTGAGGCCCACAAGCTCAAGCCGCTCGTCCGGCCAGCACGCCGCCTTGTCCTTGTCCACCTCCTCCTTGACGCGGATGCCCTCGATGAAGTTGTACTGGTGCAGCTTTTCCAGCGTCATCGCCGCCGTGATGCCGCGCACCTGCACGATCCGGGTGCTGGCCCGGAAACCGATGGTGCCGAAGGCAAGCTCAAGGCTCTTGGCCTTGGCGAAGAGATCCGCCCGGTTCAGCTTGGCGAAGACGGCCACTGCGTCCGCCAGTTCCTTGCGCCGGGCCTGCAGGGGCGCGCTGCTCTGGCTGGCCTGCATCTTGGCGGCGTCTATGGTTTCCTGCATGGAGTGTTCGATGGCTTCTATCTTGCGGTCCAGAGAGGCGATTTCCGCAAGCGCCCCTTCCGCCTGCTGGCGGTCGGCCACGATCTCCGGGGAGGGCTTCATCCTCGCGGCCATCACATCACCCCCTGCGCAGCGGCGGGCGCGTTCATGGGCGCGGGCGGCACAAGGTAATTCTCAAGATGTTCCGCCTGATCGGCGGCGGCATCCAGTTCGCGGCGGATGCTGCGGATCACGTCCGCCGTTTCCACGGACACATCGCCAAGAATGTCGCCAAGGGACGCGCTGATGTTCTGGAGCTTTTCAGTCAACATGGGATACCTCCTCATTCTCATTTTCGGTGACAGTTTCATGGGTGATCTTGGAAAACCGCGCCAGAAGCACGTTGGCCGCTTCCGTGATGGTGCGGGCCGTGCGCGGCGCGTAGGGATCGGCGCACAGCATGAGCCGCGTGATGGTCGCCGCCGCCGTGCGTTCCTTCTGGAAGGGGTCTGCCGCCCGGACGGGCGGGTACGGGGTTTCGGGCGTGGCCTGCGCCTTGCCCGTTGCCCGGAAGAGCGTGGCCCGCTTGCTGTCGCGGCCCGCGCGTTCCAAAAAGCCCTCGCCCTCCAGCCAGTTCACATAGCGCAGGATGTGCGTGTAGCTGACGCGGGTCAGCAGGGCGCATTCGCTGATGGACCAGCCCGGCTTCGAGGCCCGCACGAAACGCCAGATGACGCTGTGCATACGGCCCTCGCGGGGACGGTGCTGCTCGTCATAGGTGAACACGCCGGGAAGCACGCGGCGTATCTCGCCATGCCGCTTCATGCCGGATATGCGCGAGCGCACCACGGCCTGCTCCGCCTCGCTTTCCAGCCCCAGCGCCTCGTAGACCTGCCGGTAGCTGACCCTGCGCCCTCCGTCGCCCAGCGCCCGGACGGCCTTGCGCACCATGTCGATGGTCACTTCCATGCCCGCCTCCCTACTTCCGCCGCCATGTGTGGGCGGAGAGCGCCGTGTCCAGCATGGCCCGGTCAACGGCGAAGCTGCCGCTTGCCTTGGCGGACTTCTCCAGCAGGAGGCACATGTTACGCACCAGCCGGAAGTCGCCCTCGGTCTTCTGGGCGATCTCGGAGGCCAGCGCCAGCGGCACCTCCAGCGCCGCCGCCTGCATGGCGTACATGGCCACTTCCGAGGGCGATATGGGGCCGAACTCCACCTCGTAGGCCACCCGCGACCAGATGCGCCGCCTTTCGGAGAGCAGGCCGAAGATGCCTTCCTCGCCTATCAGGATGACCGGCGCTCCCGTCATTTCGTGGATGTCGCGGAGGTCTTCGATCCTGTCGATCTTCAGCCTGTCCGCCTCGTCGATGAAGATGGGCTGCCGGTTTTCCTCAAGCAGTTCCACGATCAGCTCCTTGCAGCGGTTGCCCGTATGCCGGGGCATGTCCATGTTCTTCCCGCGCACCTCGAAGAGCAGGCGCTGCAGGAAACTCGTCTGGCTCCATCCCTGCCACACGCGCACATACGCGCCGCCGCGCTGGATGTGGTAGCGGTCCGCCGCGACGCTCTTCCCGCGCCCGGCCTGCCCGTAGGCGAGGATGAAGCCGGAAAGGTTGCGTCCGACGCCGACGACCTCGTCCACGGCGTTGTCGAACTTGGTCATGGCTCCTGTCTCAATGATCGTTTCGCGCATTTCGTTCCTCCGTAGCGCTACGCCATAGCGGCGCGGGCCTGTTCCCGCGCGTACACTTGGCGCAGTCCGTCAAAATACTTCTTCCAGCCGGTCAGGTATTCCGGCGTCTGTTCCCATGCCTCCATCCATGCGGCGTCTTCCGGCACAAGCTCGACGGCTTGCTCGAACTTGAGCGTGAACAGGTAGGAGTACCGTTCCTGCGAATCCTTCCAGCGCTTGAGCGCTGACGGGGTGTAGGCCGGGGCGGCGTTCATGGCCGCGACGGCGGCATCCCGTTGCGCCGCGAACGCGGCCTCTTCCTCCGCCGTGGGCTGCTTTGTCTCGGCGGGCCGCGCCGCAGGCAGCGGCTTGGGCTGCAGGCGCGTCACCGCCGCCATGCGTGCCCGCGCCTCCGGCAGCACGTCCGCGTTGAGCATTTCCGTGATGGCCGAGAAGCTCTGCTTCTTCTGGCCCTGCTTCAGCTCCAGCGCCGCCCGCAGATCCGCCTGCTGCTCCGCCGTGCCCAGCACTGCGGCCACGGGGTGCAGGCCGTGCGCGATCCGATGGTGTTCGCGGTCCAGCGCTTCGCAGAGAAACTTGCCGTCCAGCGTGTAGATGAGGACGCTGAAGGGGCTGAGATACTCGTCGTAGCGCACGAGGACGGGATGGCGGCGGGAAAAGAGCGCCTCATGCCAGTACAGCCGCCCGTTGACGCGGATGCCGTCCTTCGTGATGGTGCGGACTTCCTTCTGCATCATCAGCAGGGTCAGGCGCTGCATGTCCTCCGGGGTGAGGCCCGGCCCGCGCCCGGCCTCCATCACATCGCCCGGCGTCGCGCCGTGGAGGTGCGTTCGGAACTGCGGGCGGGCCTTGTATTCCTCGAACCAGCGGGCCACCTGCAGATGGGTTTCCTCCAGCGTCAGGGGCCGTGCGCCCATCTTCTCGTAGAGCTTGCGGTGCAGCTTCTCCCCGCGCATCATGCGGGCTGGCTTGTGGTCGATGTCGTAGCCCGTATAGGACGGCATCCACACTTCCAGCTCGTGCATGGTCCCGAAGAACCGCTCGACCGGCTTGCTCTGCCCGTGGTAGGGCCACGCATGGATCACGGTGCAGCCGAGGTCTCGGTACAGGCCGAGGAATCCGGCCTGCTCAAAGTCCGGGCAGCCCTCGAAGAACCGCGCCCGGAAGGCCCTGCCGTTGTCGAGGTAGATGACGCGCGGGAACTTGCCCAGAATGATGCAGCTGCGCCGGAACGCCGCCGATATGCAGGCCGTGTTCTCCGTCGCCATGATCTGCCAGCCCAGCGGGCAGTTGCTCGCGCCGTCGTAGAACAGCACCAGCGTCATGCGCTTGGGCTTGCCCGTGTCGGGGTCGATGCTTTCAAAATTGAGGGTGTGGCCGTCCGCGATCACCACGTCGCCCACTTCCACAAGGTTCCAGTTGCGGAGGAGGCTGATGGCGCACTTGTCGTTCCACGCCTTCTCCCCTTCGCGGAAGGCCGTCCAGCTGTCGAAGCATTCCGTCATGTAGGCCCGCGCGAAGCGCCGGATGGTGGGGTCGGAGGGCACGAACAGCCCCTCGGCCTGAAACTTGCGCTGCACCTCCCGCACGCACTGGCTGATGTCCGGGGCGTTCGGGTTCAGGACGTGGCCCAGAATGATGTGCTGGTGCCGTTCCGTGAGCAGGGTGCGGCCCTTGTGGGCCACGCCGCGCTTGTCAGCGAGGGCCAGCACGCTCCCGGCCCGCTCCTGCTCAATCTTCCAGCGCTCCAGCGTCTTCCATGACGTGGGGCCGAGTTCCTCCAGCAACTTGGGCCACACACCGGCCCGGTAGGCTTCCACGAAGGCCGCCTTCTGCGCCTTGGTCGCGCCGTTCTTGCGCTGCCATGCGAGGTACTGGCGCAGCAGGTCCGCCCGCGCCAGCGCCTTGTAGCGCTTCCTGTCGTCCAGTATGGCCGTGGTCGTGACCGGCGAAAGCGGCGACATGGGCAGGGATTCCGCTTCGGCAAGGGCCAGCTTCTCCTCGGCGGCGCGGATGGCGAGCTGCGTTTCCTCCGGCATGGAGGCCACGAGCCATTCCTTGCCGCCGCCGCGCCCGTGGCGCGGACGGAACTGCCAGTTCTCCTGCTCCGCCCGGCGCGTAACAGTCGATACAGCTGCCACGTCAAGCAGCTTAACCAACTCCATTGTGCTGTATGCGTCCTTGAGCGCCATAGCCGTGTCCTTTGCCGTAGTTATGCTGATGCAGCCCGTGCCGGATTCGGGTCGAAAAGGTACTTTTCCGGCACGCCTGCTTCCCGAAGGGCATCCAATACACGGGCGCTATGGTTCTTTCCCTTCACGGTATTCTGCACGGCCACTGCCGATATGCCGATGCGACGGGCAAGTTCCGTCATGTTCATGTCGCGGGCTTCCAATGCCTCACGAATCCTGTATCGCGCCTGATACCGACGCTGGGAGCATTCTGCTCGGCTCATGTGTGCTGCGTTCATAGATCATTCTCCAGTTTGCGTTTGCGCTCCCGCGCGGCTTTCATATCCAGCACTGCCCGTCCGTAATCGCGGATTTTCCTGTCCTCTTCCGTCATAAGGTCCAGTTCCAAGGCCCGCGCCGCCATGCGAAGCGGCTCCATGTCGCCGGTGGCCCGGCAGAAAGCCAGCACTGCCAGCAGGGAAGGCGTGTGCGATGTGTCCGAAGGTGAAAGCCACTTGTCCAGAGTGTCCTTGCTGATGCTCTTCTGGTTTCCGGCGGTCAGCTTGATGCCCGCCCGCCGTGCGAGCGAATTCAGCTTGTCCGGCAGCGCCTTCCTTCCCTCGCTGTCCGGCGCACCGGCTGCGGCACGCATGGCAGCGCGTATGCTCGCCATGACGCCCGCCAACCGGGCCGCATCGTCAAGAAGGGTAAGCTGTCGCATGGAGGCTCCCGCCCTTTCGGGCTTGTCCAAACGCCGCTCTGGCGTGGACGTTGATTTCATCGGGCGGGGCGGTTAAAAAGGGTTAGCAAGCAAAGTAGTTTTTTAACCGCCCGCAAGACCTTTTTCGGCTAAATTTGAGTTTTTGTAAAGCTAAAATTCAACGCAAAACTTAAATTTAGCAAAAAAATTATTTTATCAATAATTACAGCTAATTGCTGTGGTCTTTCGCGCAAAACTTGGCGCAAAACTTCGCGCCACGGAACTTTTGCGTATGAGCAGCACAATTGCCGAACGCATTTTAGAGGTGCGAGGGAAGTCAAAACAAGGCGACTTTGCAAAATCTCTCGGCATAAACCCTAACACCCTGCGAAATTATGAAACTGGGAGAGTAAGCCCAAATCATATTATTCTTGAACGCATTTGCGTTGAATTTTCAGTTTCACCGGCTTGGTTGCTGCTCGGACAAGGCCCGATGCTGCAAGAAAATGCAACGGACGGCGAAAAAACTGTCCCACATCGCAGGGAACAGATACCTTGCCCGGAATGTGCTGCCCTCAAAGCGGAATTGCATAGCGAAAAGGAAGAACGCCGAAATCTGGCGGACGAAAACCGACAGCTTTACAGGCGGTGCTTGGATCAGGAACGTCTAATCGGAGAACTACGGCTGGCCTTGCAGGCTGCAGGGGGGGAAGGCGGTGGTACCGATGTGCCCGAATATGCCCAATCTGCCCCTTTGAGCATCCGGCGCAGTGATGAATAA